GCCTGGGGTCCAATCAATATGACCGTACATTAAACCATCCACAACGCCAGTGCTGTTAGTCTGCATCACCAAATCGTATCGCAGGTCGTCACGCTCAATATTGCCGAACGCGGCACGAAGGGTGATATCCGAGACGTTCATCGTGAGTATCCGGTTAACCGTATCGGATACGATTATGTTACCAAGCGCGGAACTGCACGTCAGCAGTACGGGGTTACTGCCAATTGGTTCAGTGGTGACGTTAAGGTAAAAAGTGGCACCGTTAAAGTTCCAGGTAAAGTCAGATGGGTCCCCAAACTGGAACGTATCATCCCACCAGAGATTACTGGAGAGAGCGATGTCAACGCGAGTTAGAGGGCGAAAGTCCACCTTACCACCTTTGCGATGTTCCTACCGTAACTACAAAACCCTGTTGGGATTTTGTCCGCCACTGGTCGGGATATTGCCATGCTTGCGCGCCAACCGTGTTACCGCGCAAAGCTCTCACTTTGCCGATGTTAACGCCCTGACGGAACACATTGTAATATAGCTGCCCCATCTTAGCGTCACTGTACGGACGGTTTGCCTGGAGTTTGAGTTTACCCATGACACCATGCAAAAGCCAATGTTCATAAGTGTCCACTAACCACCAAGGAGCTTCAGGTAACTTGCCTAGCGACGGCTTAGCTACTGTCTTTACACAGGTCGCGTACACCAACAACGTACCGTTAGGATTTGTAGGTTGGGCTGGCGGCCACTGTATCCGCATGATGGGTGGAGTGGGCATATCGGCAGAGATTGGGAATGTGTTGAAGTCAATCACGCCGGCAAGGGCAACGATAACTCCAACAGGGAAAGCGTCCCCGATGCTCATCGGGTTGCCGGCTGATAAGTAGTAGTACTGCGTAGACGGAAGCAGTTGTCCGGGGATTGTTTCGAGCCATGTCCAGGTGTCGTTAAAGAACTCGTGCAGCGTATCATACATGACCTCGCGCACCATGGCATCGCTGGCGCCAGACATCTCCAGCCGGATACGGTTGTACAGCTTCCCCATGTGCGTATCTTGATCGGCAGGGCCGGTGGGCGCCGTAGCGCCGGACACGCCAAAAAAGGCGGGACCAGTTACCGCACCGGTAACCCCTAAGAAGGGGGCCGATCCGGTCGGTCCACCCTTCCATTGCTGCCAGTATTGCGGGTGATCGGTCATTATGGGCCTCTAGGCGGCGTTTTACCTTTTGAACCGCGCACCTCTGTAAGCATGTTCTCGAATGTAGTTCGAAAATCGTTAGCGGCCTCGTCCTGAATATCTTCTTGGTCGCGGGCTAGTGCGTGGGCACCAATGCCATAAACCACGGCGGTGCGGAACTGTTGCTCAATCGGAACCCATTGCGTCCATGTCGGGTTATCATCGTCATCTGCATTGCCATCCGTGCCCGGCACCAGAGTGCTCATGGCATCATTCCAGTCATAACTGGGCACTTGATCTAAGTTATCCCAGAGTAGGTCCGGCCGGATGCGACGCACCTCTAGCAGGGCGAGATTTAGCGCGGCGACCAGAGAGATAGTGGAGTACCTATACGGCACTATCCGGTCTTGCAAAAGCGTCCTTGCATCAGATATGTAATCGCCTACCGTGTCAAAGTTCATACGGCCATATACGCCAGCAAGGCTTTAATTTCTATTAATGAAGCATCCCGTTTTAGGGTGTTCGCTCTATAGGAAATTACAAAAACGTTACCGGGTACGTATCCGAGGGAATTATCCCTACGATCCAAAGATGGGATGTTCTCCAGGCGCCAGCGCGAACCACTCGGTGTTTTATTATAGTCTAGCTCAAATCCAAGGACTGGACAGTGGGTGGGCCATTCGATGTCGTTCACAGTTAGGGCGAAGGGAATACCGCGCTTCTTCGCACGTAGCTTAGCTCTGTTGAGTAAGTGGCTTTTTGGGTGCTGATCCTTCCACCGCCGCCAACGTTTAGTACTGGTAATGCGAGGCACCACACTCCCCAAAAGAGAAGAAGCGGCGTGGAGTTACCACGTCGCTTCTCATTTTGCAACCCCTAGGCTACCACCTAGGCACCAGGGGTAACGTAGGCTTGCACGAGGGCCTTACCATCCACAACCTGATATCCGTAGACCTGAAGCCCACGGAGGACCTGACCAAAGGTCAACTCAGACCGCAGGGTCTCAACCTTGCTAATCTGGGACGCGAACGTCAGCCCGTGCGCATGGCCAGCGAAGATCGGCCACTCACCCGGCTGGAAGTTCACATTGTCCGAAGAGTTGTTCGGCAGGAGGTTGCTGATGTAGATCGTGAACCGATCCACCATGCCGAGGCGCCCATTGCGGAGCATCGACACGCTATCGCCAGATAGATAGGCTTGGCGAAGTTCCGACTGCTTGATCATGCGGCCGGCCCAAGCTGGCATGACGACCCAGCGCCCAACCTCCGGAATGTTCTGCTCGTCGAGCACTTGCCCGGCGCGCATAAGCACATCCAGAAGCTCAACCTGACCAGCGGTAGGATCGCGGGCCACAACTGAGAGCGGAACACCGGTTGCCCCGAGGTTCACGTTCGCAGTGATGACACCGGCGGCAGTGCCCTTGTTGGCAGCGGCCATCTGGCCCACAATGCCATCAAGAACGTCCTGATCGACGGTGATCTTTAACTGCTGGGCAGCGTCGTCGGCCCAGATGGACAGGATGTTCAAGTCCGACTGGACTTCCATCACGTCATCTAGGATCAACGAAAAGTACTTGCCATTACCGATGTATAGCTCTACGGTTCCGCCGGACGGACGGTCAAGGGCAAGGAGTTCATCAGCCGCATAGTTGCGGATGGTGATGGTCGGCTTGGTTCTGATCTTAACGCGGTCGCCCTTGTTTTTGATCTCGCCTTCGTAGTCGGTCAACTACCGCCGTGAACCCTTACGGGTGTGCAGCGTCCCACTGTCGCTTGCGCCTCTCTGCCCCAGGCCCCATAAACGACGGCACATCACGCACCGTAGCTAGGAACTTAGGCACATCAGCGCCCGGACCACTCAGCCTGTGCGGGCCAGAACGGAGCGCGTACAACCCTTTCTGAATACGCTCGCCATCACGAAAATGGCCCATCTTTGCGCATCCAAGCAGGAAATAAATCTCGTCGGTCTTGAGCACCATATGCTTGGCCACACCAAACTTATCGGCCTCAAAAACTGATCTGATCTTCGACGGTACCATGGAAAGAACCCACGTCACCATCTTCGTACCTACGGGCGTAACAAACTCCTGCACGGAACCTCCGAAGGCTTTGCAAAGCAAGTCACAACCTGCCCGCTCTACCTCTTCATCCGTAACCGACACGATAGCTTGACCAGCCATCCCCCTCGGAATACGAACATCGAATGATCCGTTCCCATCAATATACCCGGCTACCCATTTCCGTGTTGGCCGTACCGGAACCGGCGAGCGTCTTGCTGCGTCGAATTGCGCGGTACCGGCAGTAACGTCCATGATCTTACCGTTCATATCAATGGCTGCTTCAGCAAGGTTTCTCTTGTTTACCAGGAACTTTTTAAGCCGCATAAGAACCCCAGCAGCTTTTGTTCCGGCAACCCTCCAGTAATGCGTTCCACTTGGAGATGTACTTAAGTTACCCCAAGTACCACGCACGCTAGGAGGTGACAAACTGTCGGCAACCAATCGCATAAATGATTGGTCGGGAGTTTTCTGGTCGAACCGTACAACCGCATAACAACGCTGCGGCCCAGTTCCATCCCAGTTCTTCCTTCGCATCGGCGGGTTCCACATCAGTTGAATACTACCGTCGCTGTCCAACAAGCCTGCAAGATACTTCTCACTGAGCATTTCTGTTCCCTCTGGTTCGGTACTAGCCAATATGGCCAATACTGTTCCAGTTGTCAAGGTCCAGAATTACTCTAACACCGGTTAATTAGAGATCGCGGCGAGCACAGTGCTCGCGTAGAACTTCTCTACCAATTTACCTGACCATATCTCAGGTATGAAGCCCGTAGCTTGCAAGGTGTTAGCCGTGCCGCCTGCGGGGTAGATTGACGTTCCTAATGCCGGGGCAATAGGAAATGCGCCACTCGGGATACCCATGTTAAAGGCTCTCTCTATTGGGGAGCCTTCACATTTCCTAGTTAAAGGCTCCGCGGGTTAACGAACACGCCCGGCTCGCTGGCACTCGAAGATGATAGCCTCGTCATTGAGGCGATCTTGCTCCCGACCCGCGTACACCTGACGGCGTACGTTGTCGTAGTACTGCGCGATTTGGGCTCTGGTGATCCAGATGGGTTCGCTAGCGGGCGCGTTCGGCTGGTTGCCTACAGCCGGCTTAGCGTGGCCTGGGGCGGCGAGCGTGTTAAGCTCGACTGCTGCTACACGAGGCGGGGTTGGTTGCGCCGGCTCGCTTTGCGACAGAAATTCCGTCTGTCCCGTAGCCTCTTCCTCTGCGAGGAAGCCTCTGAAGAATGCGACTACACGGTCAGATTGTCCTGAGCGATATGCCTCATTCAACATCTCGTTGCGTAATCGTCCCGAGTAAACATCTCGTAAACGAAGCCAATTTTTCCAACGCGGGTTCGCGTTGATTATACTCCAGTTTGGCACCTGGGCATCCAGGCTAGCCTCCATAGAGGTCGCGGTGGTGCGGCTAAGCTGCTTGCGAAGGTCTTCGTTTTGCCGCTGTAGCGCTGTCAGTTGGGGCGAAACTGCCTGCATGGCGGCACGTTGGGCAGCGTTCAGAAAATCTTCGCCGTACGTGTCCACATCTTCCTTGGTTAGGAATTTTTGGACGGGCGGTAAGGGCTGCTGCGGTGGTTGCGGAGATTGTTGCGGAGATTGCGGAGGCGCAACCGGGGCACGGTTCTGCCACGCAACTAGCTCAGTGCCCATCTCGCTAAGGTGCCCCTGAAGAGTTTGGATTTGGTCCTGGGACTGGCGAAAGCGGCCTTCCATTGATTTGGCGTGTTGCTGCCACTTTGCCACGTCCCAATCGGACCTATCGCTTACCGGGGCGGTAACTTTAGGCGCCTCCGGGGTAGGAGCGGGTGCGGGGACTGGAGTAGGTTCTGGTGCGGGGGCTGGAGTAGGTTCTGGCGCAGCCGGGGGCTGATATGTCTGTTGGTGAATTGCGTCGGCAGCTTCGGCCGCTGCTTTAACTGCGGGAGGGATTTTGACATTGGGGTCCGCAGGGGGTTGCGGCATACCCTTGGCATCTACCGTAACGGTAATAGGTTCGGCCATAGTACTTTCCTTCGCGGCTACGGCTTACGGCGTAGGCGCTCGTGGATGGATATCAAGATTGGTGAACGCTTGAAGCAGGGCTTTACAAGCCTGCGCACGGCCTTTCACTGTCATGATCTCCGTTGCATCCGCCTCGATAACTGCATCCACGGTCTCAGCGGTATAGACCTGGAACATCTCAACGAACCTCTGCCATTCCTCAGGCGCTCTTGCGCGTAGGTGCCGGCAGGGCTCAAAAAAATCATATGACTTCATACAGTGCCCATATCACTGCCGGCCATGCTATCCATGGGGGCAGGGGCGCCACCGGGTTGCGGGGGAGGCATCGGCATGGGCGTTTGCTTGGCATAGTCGTTGGGGCTAGGAGCGCCTGCCATAAGTCCACCCGGCTTCGGCTGGGGCGGGAAAGGTCGAGCGCCCTTACCTTGATGCTTCACAACCTGAGTGCCCTTATGCTGGGCAGGAGAAGCTAGGTGCTTCTTGAAGGGGCCGGGGATAACAGCCATTAGCTTTCTCCAGTGAGACCGGTCTGTGCAAAGTTGCTCTTCTGCCCCTCGGAGACGCCCAGGGGTTGCTCAGAGCCCATCTCAGGCTTGGCGTAATCGCGTCGGGTCACCGATACGTGGGGGAAGTTAGTCGGAGGGCGTACGGACTTCTGGAAGCGTACGCCACCCAAGTTACTAGCACGGCCACCGCCGGTGCTGATACGGGGTGCCCCTTTGACGCCGAAGGCCATTAGCGCGCCGAAGTAATGCCGGCCTGCGCAGCCTGCGACGGGGCATATCCGAACATCTTGCTAGAGCCACCCTTGGCGAACTTATCGCCAGGAGCGCCACCCTCAATGTCGTGCGCGGTGCAGCCGGGCTCTTGCTCGCCTGCGGCCTGCTCGCCAAACATCTTGGTGTTGCCACCCTTAGCGAACGTCTCGTCGCTCCCGCCACCGTTGTTGGACGAGATGCTGGACGCCTCACTAGTGCGATTGGTCTTGCCCTTCGGGAGACTGTATCCTTTGGCGCCGCCCTTGGAACCAGAGCCAGAGTGAACGTTGTCACCCTCGCCGTAGCCGCCTTCGCCGCCCTTACCTTTAGCCATGAAAAAAGCCCTCTACCTGTGTTGAAGGAGATATCCCTTCCACAGGTAGAGGGCTAAAGTTAAAGAATTATCAACCGCCAAATTCGTTATTGTCTTCGTGCTCAACCACGAATAGCCACTCATAAGGCTGAACCTTGGGTCCCCAGCCATCATGTATCTGTACCATCTTGTGCTTGTAG